CCTCACTTTAACACACAGGAAATTTACATAGGGGGTGTAGTACCCAGAAAGAAGGTGATTTTTATTGGCAAAAACCAAGACATACGCAGATATGACAAAAGAAGAAATTATTAAATCTGAAAAAGAGAAACTTAACGGAATCTATTTGAAGATGGAAGAGAAAACTAAAAAGTCAGTTAGTTCTCTTGTAGATGAAGCTGCTTTTATGGCTGCAAGTCTTTATGAGCTGAGAAAAATCATTAACGAAAAAGGTTATACAGAGGAATACCAGAATGGAGAGAACCAAAAGGGCACTAAAAAGTGTTCAGAGGTTGAAATTTATATCCAGCTATCCAAGAATTATATGTCAATCATGAAGCAGTTAACAGACTTACTGCCTGCACCAAACAAACCCACCGAAGAAGATGACGGCTTTGACGATTTTGTGAATAAGAAAGAAAAGGCATGAAACTGAAAATTGAATATGACCTATCATACAATCCAATACAGGAATACTGGGATTGGATAGAAGAAAACCGAAAGAATGGCAAGTGGGTAGTCAGTCAAAAGGTTTATAAAGTATATAGGCATACAATAAAGTTTCTGAATGATCCTGAATCTGAATGGGAATACGATTCATTAAAAGCCAATCATACGATAGAGTTTGTTGAGAACTATTGTAAACACTCTAAGGGTAAATTGGGCGGTAAACCTTTTTTAATGGAGTTATGGCAAAAGGCTTTAGTTGCAGCTACATTCGGAATAGTACATAAAATAGATCGTACTAGAAAATACAGGGAAGTATTGCTGGTAGTGGCTCGTAAAAACGGTAAGTCCACTTTGGCATCTGCGATTGGCTTATATATGCAGGTAGCAGACGGAGAGCCTGGCGCGGAAGTTTATGCCTGTGCAACAAAGAAAGACCAAGCAAAGATCATATGGTTAGAAGCAAAGAGGATGGTTAAAAAGTCATCAGTATTGCTAAAAAGGATAAAGCCTTTGGTAGCGGAGCTGATTGCAGATTTTAACGATTCTTTTTTTAGACCTCTTGGACGGGATTCAGATAGTTTAGACGGTTTAAATGTTCATTGCGCCCTACTCGATGAAATACACGCTTGGACGGATGATAATTTATATGATGTTATTGTAGACGGTACTACCGCCCGTGATGAACCGTTGATTTTTATTACTACTACTGCCGGAACAGTAAGAGAACACACATATGATATCAAGTATGATGAATCAGAGAGAGTAATCAATGGTTTTGATGATGAAAACGGATACCATGACGAACACTTTTTACCTATCATTTACGAACTGGATAATCGCAAAGAGTGGACAGATGAAGCTTGTTGGATAAAGGCAAATCCGGGTCTAGGAACTATTAAAAAACTTGACCAGTTGCTTAATAAGGTTAAAAAAGCAATTGCTAATTCAAGATTGGTTAAAAATCTGCTATGTAAAGATTTTAATATACCGGAAACTACATCAGAAGCATGGTTAACATTTGAACAGGCAAATAACACCGAAACATTCGACTTAACAGCATTAAAACCAAGATATGGAATAGGTGGAACAGACTTATCATCTACCACCGACTTAACAGCAGCAAAAGTGATATTTAAAGTACAGAACGATGAACATATTTATGTTTTACAAATGTATTGGATACCAGAAGACCTGGTTGAAAAGAGAGTAAGAGAAGATAAGATACCTTACGACATATGGATTGACCAAGGATTAATAAGAACTTGCCCTGGTAATAAAATTCATCCCAAATATGTAACTGAATGGTTTTTAGAAGTTCAGAATGATTTTGATATATATATTCCTTGGATCGGATACGATGCATGGTCAGCTGAGTATTGGGTTGAGGAAATGAAGAGCTATTTTGGTAAAGAATCAATGATACAAGTTTATCAAGGAAAAAAGACATTATCTAGCCCTATGAAAACATTAGGTGCTGACTTAGAAAACAACCTAGTTGTATATAACAATAATCCGATTGATAAATGGTGCTTATGCAATACATCGGTTGATATAGATAAGAATGATAACATTCAGCCAATAAAAACATCTAATCCAAGAAAAAGAATAGATGGTACAGCAGCGCTATTGGATGCCTATGTAATACTAGAAGAAAAGTTAAACGAATATGAAAATCTAATTTAGAAAGGGGTGATAAATTGTGGCCTTTTAGTAAATTGTCAAATGCTACAAAAACATCAAGATATAAGATGGTAACAGAACGCGGAAACGGTTTTTATTCATGGGATGGTAAATTATATCATTCTGATATCGTACGAGCATGTATTAGACCTAAAACAAAAGCTATAGGCAAACTTATAGCTAAACATATAAGGAATGATACGACAGGAATTAAAACTAACCCAGATGCTTATATAAGATTTCTGCTTGAAGAACCCAACCCTTATATGACTGGACAGATGATGCAAGAAAAGGTGTCCAATCAATTATCACTTAATAATAATGCTTTTATTTTAATTATAAGAGATGATTATGGATATCCAAGCGAATTATATCCAATTCCATGCAGCGGAGTAGAAGCTATTTATATTAACAATGAACTATATTTAAAGTTCTATTTCTTAAATGGAAAGATATCGACATTCCAATACACGGAAATCATTCATTTAAGGGATGATTATAACAATAATGATGTCTTTGGAGAAAGTCCAGGCAAGGCATTATCCTCATTAATGGAAACTATAAACATCACGGACCAAGGATTAAGAAGTGCAATAAAAAACTCAGCGGTTATTCAATGGCTGTTAAAGTTTTCAACAACTACAAGACCGGAGGACTTAAAGAAAAACGCAAAAGAATTTGCGGATAACTATTTAAACATTGATAGTGAATCCATTGGTGTGGCTGCTGTAAATTCAACAGCTGATGCTATAAGAATTGAACCGAAAGATTATGTTCCTAATGCTGCACAAATGGACAGGACCAAACAAAGGATTTATTCATTCTTCAACACGAATGAAAAGATTGTAATGTCTACATACACTGAGGATGAATGGATCAGTTATTATGAATCAGTGATTGAGCCTTTGGCAATGCAAATGTCTAATGAATATACAAGAAAATTGTTTACGCGTAGAGAGAGGGGTTTTGGTAATAGAATTATTTTCGAAGCTTCCAGTTTAACTTTTGCAAGCATGAGTACAAAGATATCGATTTATAAAGAAGTAGTTCAAAATGGTGGAATGCTGATAAATGAATGGAGAGAAATAATGGGATGGGGACCGATAGAAGGTGGAGATAAGCCCATTAGAAGATTAGATATTGCACAAGTTAATGATAATACACAGAAAGGAGATGATGTAAATGGCGATAGTTCCAATAAAGGGAACAATAGTAAGTAATGATGAAAAATGGATTTATGATTGGTTTGAAATAGAAGCAGTTAGTCCAAGAGATGTTAGTAAAGCATTAGTTGAAGCAAATGGTCAGGATGTTACAGTTGAAATAAACAGTGGTGGTGGCGATGTTTTTGCCGGTAATGAAATTTATTACTTACTCAGCCAATATAAAGGTAATATAACTACTGATATTGTTGGTATGGCAGGAAGCGCAGCATCGTTGCCGGCTATGTTAGGGAAAAGTAGAATTGTACCAAGTGGAATGTTGATGATACATAATGTTTCTAGTGGTGCATCTGGTGATTATCACGCCATGGATCATCAATCCGAAATCCTGAAAGTTGCTAATAGTGCAATATCAAATTCATACAGAGTAAAAACCGGAATGTCACAAAAAGATTTACTCTCATTAATGGATCATGAAACATGGATGGATGCTGAAAAAGCAGTAAAGCTTGGATTCATTGATGAAATAATAAATGATTCCAGTAAAGTAATATCGAATCAATCACAATCAAATCTATATAATTCTTGCTTTGCCAATGTACTTAGCAAAGAAGTTATAGAAAAGGTTAGAAATCAAATTAAGAATCCGAACAGTGATAATTTTAAAAACGCTGATTCGGATTTTTTAATACAAAAATCACAATCACAACTTAATCTTTTAAAATTGAAAGGGGTAATTTAATGACTAAAGAACAATATTTAAACCAGAGATCAATACTTGTAGATGAAGCACAGGCTTTATTGAATGAAGGAAAACTCGATGAAGCGAACACCAAGCAGGATGATATCAAACAGTTAGATGAAAAATATGAAAACATCGCAAAGGCAAATGCGAACCTTGCTGCGCTAGCAGGTAATCCGGCAATCAAAGATGTTACAAAACTAGGCTTAGGTAATTTAGCTGGTAGAGTAGCGGATTCTATCACACCTGCTGTGACAGATGATGATATTTATAATACAGCGGATTATAAGAAATCATTCATGAATTATGTTATGAAAGGTTCAAAGATTCCTGCACAGCTAAAAAATGCTGATGCAAATACAAAGACTACAGATGTAGGTGAAATGATTCCAACAACTACATTGGAAAAAATCATTGAAAAGATGGAAGCAACCGGAATGATTCTTCCTCTTGTTACAAAAACATCATATAAGGGCGGTCTTGAAATACCGACTTCTACTGTAAAACCTGTGGCAACATGGGTGGCAGAAGGTGCAGGATCAGATAAACAGAAGAAAACAACCGGAGCTATAACATTTGCTTACCATAAGTTAAGATGTGCAGTATCTTGGTCACTGGAAGTAGATGTAATGTCTTACTCTGTTTTTGAAACTACTTTCGTGAATAATGTTGTAGAATCAATGGTAAAAGCAAAAGAGCAGGCAATAATCAGCGGTACAGGAACAGGACAGCCTAAAGGTATTTTAACTGAAACGGTAGTGGCAGGACAGAACATTGAAATTGCAGCAGTAGCAGATGTTACATACGCAACATTAGTTAGTGCAGAATCAGCACTGCCTCTGGCATATGAAGCAGATGCTGTATGGAGTATGACAAAGAAAACTTTCATGAAGTTTATTGGTATGGTTGATGATGCCGGACAGCCCATTGCCAGGGTGAACTATGGTATTGCTGGAAAACCTGAAAGAACCTTGTTAGGCAGGCAGGTTGTACTGAATGATTATATGACATCTCTTGGTGCAACAATCACATCAGATACAGTAGTGGCATTCCTGTTCAATTTCAAGGATTATGTACTGAACTCCAATCTTAATCTTACTGTTAAAAGATATGAGGACAATGATACAGATGATACCGTAACTAAGGCAATAGAGTTAGTGGATGGAAAAGTAGTAGATAAGAACTCACTGGTAACGATCACAAAAAAATCAGCGTAACTACATTTATGGCATCCTTTAGCACCACTGAGGGTGCCGATAGCGAAACATCCTCTTTGGATGCTGATGTAGTTACTAATCGCTACGATGATTCGTATACTGTGACAGAATTAAGGGCTATTGCCAAAGACTTAGGAATAACGGGATATAGTACTTTGAATAAGGCACAGTTATTGGAGGTGCTCAATGGCATTGATTGATAATGTAAAAGATGTGCTCAGAGAAAGTGGCAATCAATCTAACACAGAAATACAGGATTTGATTGATGCTGCTAATTTCGATTTAAAAATGGCAGGTGTCAAAAATGAAAAAATTGAAACACCAGACAAGTTAATAATTAGAGCCATCAATCTGTATTGTAAAGCCCATTATTCATACGAGGACCCAAAAACAGCTGAAAGATTTTCAGAAGAATATGAAAAGCTTAAAAAAGATTTAATGTTATCTTTTGATTATCGTGAGGTAGTTCAATGAACATCGACAGAAGAAATAAAATAAATTTCATAAAAAAAGTACCCGGTCAGGATGATTATGGTGAACCGACAGACACATGGGAAATAATACACTCTAATATATGGTCAAGTAAAGATCCTATCTTGGGAAATGAGTTTTTTTCTGGTCTTACTACAGATACAAAAGTTGATGTTAAGTTTAATACCAGATATATCCCTGGAATAGAAAATACAATGCGTATACAACATGTAAATGAAGTATATGAAATACTATCAGCAATTAATGTTAAATCTCTAAATAGAGAATTACTCTGCTATTGTAAGTTGGTGAAATAATGGCAAAAGCAAACTTTAAAATAACCGGTATGAAAGAGCTGCAGAAAAGCCTTAAGGAACTTGGAAAAACACCGCAGAAGCATGTTACCGCAGCAGCACGTAAGGGTATGAATGTAGTATTAAGCCAAGCAAAAGCCAAGGCTCCACAGGATACCGGAATGCTGAAAAAAGGCATGAAACTGAATGGTGAAAGAAGCAAGACAAAGGGTAAGAAGATTTACCAGGTAGTCTTTAACAAGGATTTTAACGAGGTATTCCAGAAGAAAGATAAAGATGGTAATATCGTTGCTTATTACCCTGTCAGCCAGGAATACGGATTCTTTACCAAAAACGGTCGTTACATACCAGGATACCGGTTTGTACATGGAGCATTAGAAAATAACGCACCAAAAGTGCAACAGGTAATTGTAACTACGATGAAAAAGAAAATTGATGCAGAAATAGCGAAAAGGGGGTTGAAGTAGTATGGATAACAATACAGAAAATAGTACAATATCATACAATCCTCTTTCGGATCAAAATAATCAAAGTGTTTTAACTGCTGAGGTAGAAGAAATAGGTTATGAACAAGACCAAAACGGAGACTGGTGGAAAGTCTACACTATAAAGAAATGAGGGATATATGGAAATAGAACTGAGATATGAACTTATTAATGCTATACCAGAACTTGCTAATTCCATATACCCCACAAACGCACCAGAAGGCGTTACAAGACCTTATTTGGTTTATGCAAGGATTAACACTAACAAGCTTAAAACCCTTGAAGGATACACTGATAAGCAGAATCTAAGTTATATGTTCAGTGTAATGGCTCCAAAGTATGGTGATATGGTAGCCGTAAGAGATAAAGTAGAAAACGTACTGCTGT